GTAGCATAGAAGACTTAGGGACCAGAGCCCTCTCGTTATCTAGCGAGGCAGTTAGTCACTGCAAAAAGTTAGCACTCCCGTGATGGATTAATCAACCGGATCGGTGATGTACATAAATTGATTTCTAATTTTGATACTATTTTTGAACAGGCCCCTGCTGTACCTCAGGGGAAGGATTTTGATTGGGATGCGCCTTTGAAAAGAGTCCCAAGTTTTGATGTGAGCTTTATAATGCATGAAAATGCGGAGTTGTCGCAGCTCAATAAACATTTGCGACGTAAACTCTCCAAGAAATATCAGCATATTGCTGCGTTGCAGCGTAAGGTCGATGAACTGGAACAGATGCTTGAGTCCGTATGTTTGGACTCGCAGTCTTCCGCGACCGGCGCGTTGCAGCCGCCGCCTGGTATGGACGTAGCCGAATCCGGTCCCATGTCCCAACAGCAGATTACCGCTTTTGCGGACCAAGATGCTGGATGGACTACGGATGTCAAGGGAGGTTACGATTCTACCATGGATTTGGCAAACAATAATGATTCCAATTTGGGCGAGTTCTTGAGCCGTCCTATCCGTCAGAGTGTACAGAATTGGGTTGTCGGACAGCCCTTTTTCTATGCCTTTAACCCTTGGAAGGAATTTTTGGCCAATCCTTTTGTTGCTGAGAAAATCAAAAATTACGAGTTGATTCGGATGAAGATGCATTGCAAGATGGTTATCTCGGGCACTAAGTTCCATTACGGACGTGCTTTAGCGAGTTATAATCCACTTGCCGGTTTTAACTTTGACCAGGTTACTGTTGAGAGGAATTTCCTCCAGCAAGATCTGATTCAGGCTAGTCAAAAGCCGCACTTCTTCCTAAATCCCACCAAGAATACTGGTGGAGAGCTTTGTATGCCCTTCTTTTGGACTAAGAACTATTTGTCCATCACAGACGATGACGCACAGGATATGGGTGAAATTATCATTAAGTCATTCGATAATCTCCTTCATGCAAATGGAGGTAATGACCCCGTTACCATTACGATTTATCTGTGGGCAGAGGATGTTGTCCTCACTATGCCAACCAGCAACTCACTGCTTGTATCGCAGGCTGGTAAGAAGAATAAGAAGCCGCTCGGACCTAAGAATAAGAGCAATGACATTACTGCACGTGATGAATATGGTTCAGGAATTATTTCCAAACCAGCAGCTGTCATAGCAAAAGCCGCGGGGGTACTCGCGGACTTACCACTTATTCGGCCTTACGCGTTGGCGACCGAAATGGTTGCCGGTAAGGTGGGGGAAGTCGCGAAAATCTTCGGATACTCGCGCCCCTCAGTGGTCACTGATATACAATTGTTCAAGCCTAATCCGACAGGTAATTTCACTAACGTGGACGCTGCTGATGCTGTGCAAAAACTTACTATGGATTCTAAGGCTGAACTCACTTTGGATACTCGCACAGCGGGTCTTGATGGTGTTGACCAGATGGGCATTAATGATATTGCTCAGCGTGAATCTTATCTTACTAGTTTCACTTGGACGCCAGATGAAGGACCTGATACGTTGCTGTGGAACTCGCATGTGACACCAATGTTGTTTGATATCCTATCT